AATACATTGTCGAAAGGAACTTGTACGTTGATCGGGCAAGTGCTAGAATCTGCAGTTTGAGCTTGGAAGGAAACGTTTGAGACAGAAAGTGCACCCTTCTCGACTGCATACTTAGGACGAGTTTGGATAATACGAGGATCGAATACAGAAAACTTTTCGATTTCAGCTGCCATTTATTCTTTAACAAAAGGTTTTTTTTTGAAAAACTACGCCGATTTAATACAGCTGATTTTCTTCTTGAAAAGGAGTCGGAACGACACTGAACCTTGGTTAGGAAGACGAAGAGGAATCAAGGCATTAGTTAAACGATTACGCCAATAAATATTGACGTCTATGTCCGTAATTCCATCGTGAGAAGGATCTAAAGAAGAATATTTAGGAACCAGAGGTTCATAAAAGACCCAACCTTTCCAGAAATCTGCTTTGAGAGCATCAATAGGTGTTTCAATAAGAACCTTTTGGAATGACCCTGAGCTTGCTCTTTGATCTCCAATATTTGCAGCTCCTAATTCAATAGGATTTGCCATTTGTTCATTTCTTACTGGAATTTGAGTAGTAGCTAGAACAAATGAGGCACAAGGTGACCATAAAGTTCCAGTAGAAATGAAATCTTGTACTAGTCGAACAAATATTCCAGTAGCAATAGGCGTATAATCAAAAGGATTAGCTAGTTGGAAAATTGAAGTCTTGGGTTGAGTTCTCAGAGAAATACCAACCTGAGTATTGTCATCAGGAATACTAGAATCTAATAAATCTCTAGGTAGACCCATGTCAATAACAATTTCGGGAAGAATTGCACCAGTCTGATTCCATTCTTGATTTACGCTATAATAGATTGAACAGAAATTGGTCAAGAGATTTTCCAGATTTGAATTCAAACCTACGAAAGAATATTCACCATCTAAGTATGTGGCAGTAGGAGCATAGCTTATACTATAAGGTGCACTTAAAGCAACTCCTACAGGAGTCATAGACGTCTTAGAATCCTGATTTACTGAAAATAATCCAGATGTTTGATCATATTCAAACCAAGGACATTGAGTTCCAATTGATGGGTATGCAGTTTTTGCAGTTTGCCATGCAGTTCTCAGAGCAGTATTTACAATTGAAATCCAATGAGTATAAGTATAGCAATAATAGTAATCAGAATCTAATTGAACTGGTCCTAGTGAAGGGCGTTCAGTAAATTTAGCATTATTCTCAGTCACCCAAATTAATGGTTCAGTTACGACTATATAAGAATCATCGACGGTTCCAGTATATACACCAAAACTTACTGTGTACACAGTAGTGTCAATGTTCGTTGCAGGATCGGCAATAATTGGAATAAATACGGGTAGATTCTTAGTTGCTCCATTAAATGTAAAATTCTCTACTGAAACTTCATAATTAGAAGAATCTACAATTAAGGGAGTCTGTCTCGCATCCAAAAATCTAATTTCTGGATTGTCTGATTGCGTGTCTACATCAGTGGAATTATTAATGATTGTTCCATTATAATACACACGATCTGGTGTAGCTTGCTTACCTTCAATCTTAATACTACTGAAAGACATTTGTTAATTAGCAGGGTTTTTTTCTTTCAACTACTTACCTATTAAATTGTATGTAAAAGCAGAAACAAATTTGTCAGGTTCTAGACCAGTAGATTCTACTAACTTAATATATTCTGGTAATCTCAAATGCTTAAAATATAATCTAGTTGTACAATGGCGCCCACAAGTATTCATATTCATCTTGTCTTTTTGAAATGCATAACCATTTGATTTTACTTCATATGGACTATTCTTTAGTAACTGAGTTAGTTTTTTAGTTGCTTGACCTAATTCTTTTAGTTTTTTTGGAGTTAACCATTTTGATTCTCCATCAGGCTTATAATTACCATACGGATCAAAATATTCAATTATATTAGAATTTCTATAGTTTAATAAGCATACCCAATGACCAGTATTATGATCCTCGGTTAAATACAAAAGCATTAATCTTCCTTTTTCATCAAGAACGTCATCAATAGTTTGAGCATCATGCAAATCTGTATAAGGAACAATTTTTAAGGTTGGAATCATTTTCTGAATGTCAGACTCAGACAAAGAATATGATTCTATTTGTGGCATTTGTTTTTCTAATGCTTCTGCTTGCTGAATTGCTCTTTGTAATTCTACTGGTTTACGAGAAAAAGGTATTCCCTTTAATTGTGTTCGGTAGCCTTGCTTTTTACCGAGTTTATAAGGGACAATTAACAAATCCATTTACTTAAGACTTATATTAAATTACCTATTTTTTAATAAGTAATTTAATAGTTTGTTATAGTTTAGTTTTTTCTGTCTTAATACTTGTACTTACGGGGTCTTCCAGCTTTCTTCTTACCTAGACCAGAAAGAGTTCCAAGTTGTTCATAATCTTCATAACCTGGTGGTAATGCGCCTTCACGAGGAGCAGGAACTGCAGGACCTTCAGCAGCTACTGCTTCATTCCACATACTAGGAGCACCTTCTTCAGCTGCAAATGGAACAACTGATGGAGCAGAAACATTAAATTGTCCTTGAAATTCTTGAGGAGGTTCACCTCTAAATGTTCTACCCATTTGAACTGGTTGTACGCCTTGAACTGCTGCTTGACGAGTAGGACCAGCAACTGAAGGATTAAATGCAGCTGCTTGACTACCTACTAAACGAGCAGTTAATGTACTCATTACTTGATCACGAGAAGATTGAGAATCATAAATAGTTCTAGCAATTTCCTTTACTACTTGGTCGCAAAGTTGAAATGTTCTATAAATCTGATCAACTAATCTTTTGCGTTCTTCATTAGGTGTGAATTCAAATCCACGAGTTTGGCCATGATCTTCACCAAAATAAGGACGAATTGATTCAATAAGTTTTCCAAGATTTCTTGAATAATTTCCCAGTTCACTAGGTTGAATTACTGAACCAACCTTTAAGAATGCCATGAGAAGTTTATTAGCTGATTCTGCAGTAGCAGAATTATAGGATCCAGCACCTAATGCAGTAAATAAAGAAGAGAAAATAGTGTTTAATTCTTCGTAAGGTGAAGTAGGAATTGGGGTAAAGGGTTTAGCAGGACCACCAGAAGAAAGAGCACCATATTCTTCAATACGTTCTTTGAGACGCTTTTCTAACCATTCTTGACCTTGTTTAGTAGTAATTACACCACCACGAAGACCTCCAGAAGTTACATATTCCATAGGAGAACCTTCGAAAACTCCATTAGGAACTGCAGAACGTGAAGCTGGTAAATCTTTACGTTGAGAACGAGCAGTAACATTTAGATGACCTTCCATACCTAACTTAGCTCTTTGAGTATTACGAACTCTATCCAGAGCAACTTGACGATCATGTGCTGCAAAAGGACTTTCATTACCCATTACACCTTCAAAAGGTCTTGCAACTGGTTCAGGAATTGTTCCTTTATGATTCATTTGGTAGGCATGATCTGGAAAAATCCATGGTAACATAGGAGTTGTCTGAAACGTTGGCATTTGTTTAATTAAGTATATTTAATTTCTCTAATACAATCCATGCTCTTTAACATATTTAGAAGCTTGAGGAAGTGAAAGACCCTTTTCTCGCATTACTTTCTTTACAATTTCACCACGAGCAGAAGATTTGCGTCCACCTACAGCTGTGCTAGTAACAACAGAATCATCAGGCTTGCGTCTACGAGAAGTAGAAACAGATGATGTATAAGTTGTCTTACCACCACGCATGGTTAGTTGTTCAAGACGTGATTCTAATTCTTGTATTCTACGTTTCGTTGATGTAGCTCTTGCCCCGTCTTGTCTCATATTTTTCAAACGATTTATTTCTGCCTTTATTTTCTTTATTAATTCTTCATTATTAGGAACTGACTCCACCATTTCCATACCACCACCAGTCTTCATTAGTCGTTTGAGATGTCCTTCTAATCCCTGTATTTTACGTTCCGTTAATGTAGTTTGTCTGTTTCTTGGCATATTTTTTAAACGACTTATTTCTGCCTGTATTCTTTTTATTAATTCTGAGTTGTCAGCAGATCCACCACGCATCTGCATTTCTCTGATCTTTTCATCTAGCGCTACATAACGTTTTCTGAGTCTTGTTCGTTCTTCATCTGAATCTGATTCGGCAATTTGTCTCTTTAAATCATTTAGTTGTCTCATTAGTGTCTTCATCTTACGTGAATCTTCCGGCACTTCTTGTACAGGCGGAGGATCATAGGTAGATTCATATTTCATGGGTCCACCCATGTTATAATCACCCATCTGCCCCATCTGCATTCCTTCATTGCGCATTGGTGGTCCCTTATAACTTTGAGGTCCACCAATCATGCCATAATCACCCTGCATAGGCATCATGGTTGCCTCTTGCATAGGCATCATAGTTGCTTCTTGCTTTTGTTGACCAAACATGTCCATAAATCCACCATGGTATTCTTCAGAGTCAGAGCATTCGCACTTTACAGCCTTACGACGACCACCTACATTTATTCCTCCAAGACTTAAAATAGGTTTAATCTTGTCTAGAATTTGTTTACCAATAGGTTGTAGGGCACTAATCTTCAACATTTGAAGTAAGAATTTTCCATTCTCTACAAAGAAATCGACATATTTAAAGAGAGTCTTATATGCTCCTTTTAAGAATTCAACAAATTTTTTGAAGTTTTCAGCTGCAGATGCTCCACCACGCATACCATGTCGTCCAGAACCACCTAAAGCTTTCTTAATTCCATCTGCAGCCTGTTTAATAGCTTCTAGAGTTTTTAGATAACCTAATATTCTGTCAAGTAAAGGAAGAAGATTTCTAGCAATCTCTCTGTCTTTTGAAGTAACTGATGGATCACGAGTATTGTCAATAATTTCATCTTGAATAGATTCTTTAATTTCAGGAAGTTTGTCTTTAACAAGTAAAGCAAAATTTAGAACCTTTTCACCATATTCAACAGCTTTTTCTACAATTTCGGGAATTTCAATATTAATACCAGCAATATTTACACTTCTACCACCACACATAGCACCTCCAGTATATGATTCAACCGCCATTTCTCTTGCTTTGTCTGCTGCCATTTTAGCATATTTTTGAGCATATTTTCTAGCTTGTGATGGAGTCATAGCACCACCAGTATTAGCCATTTGTGTTTCAGCCGGCATTTTTTCTGCTTGGCCAGCACGAGCAGGAGCTGTAGATTCTGCCCATTTGTCAAATCCATCTTGACTAAATTGAACTCCTTGGCTGGTTCCACGTTCTGCCATCTTAGCACGCATATATTGAGATTGGTCTCCTGTTGACATTTGGTATATAAGGGAGAATTAATTTGGCGACAATTAACAAATGCTAAGTAAGCCCGTTTCAGATTGTGGATGTGGTGGCGGAAAAGATTGCATAACAAAGCATAAGAAACAATTTCGTGCATGGGTTGCTAAAGAGATGAAACGTCTAGATTGTGGATGTGGATGTAAAGGTACAAAGAAATTTGAACAAGAGTATGGCCCATTAGTTGGTGGAAAATTAAATGATTGTCCTCCAGGATGGAGAAATGATGGTCTAACATGTGTGGAAAATTGTCGTCCAGATGAATTTGATGATGGTCTAACATGCAGAAAGAAATGTGAACCTGGATTTGTTGATGATGGTCTAACATGCAGAAAACCAATTACATCTAGTATTGATCCATGTCCTGGTGATTCTCAAGATGTTGCTGGAACATGTTGGGGAACTGTACGAGAAGATTGTATTGATGATTGTTTTAAACATCCTGCTCCTGGATGTCGTACATATGAATGTGGCAGATTACAATGGCTTGGTGTTGATTGGGGTCCTAAATTATGTACAGATTGTAATTTACGATGTGGACAAACATGTTGGCCCATTAAAGGAATCACAAGACAATTACATGAACGTAATTTACGACTTTCTGGTGGTGAAGTTGTTCTACAAGCTATTCGTGGCAAAACGATTCAAGGTCGTGTTGATTGGGATGCAACAATTGCTGAAATTAAAGGTGGTCTAGAAAATGTATTTGGTAATGATTCAGGACTAGCAAAATTATTTGATCCAGAAAAGAATGGTGTTGCTGCTGCATTACGAAAATTTGGTGATGACACAAAGGGAGCATTTGAAGAGATTGGACGTAAAACCAAGGATGCCTTTGACAAGATGGGAGCTGATGCCAAGGCTGCATTTGAAAAGTTTGCTAGAGATGCAGAAGGTAATTTAACAAATTTGCTTGGTAAAGAATTTATGGACAAAATGAAAGATCCAAAATTCTGGATTGAAGCTGCAGCTATTATGGCACAAGTTGGAGCAACTATTCTTGGTGTTCTTGTTACTGCTGGTACTTTAGGAGTTGGTGCAGCAGCAGGAGCAGCTATTATTATGGCTGGAAATATGGTTGCCCCTGCTATTCGTATGATTGGCAAAGCTGCCATGGGTGAACCCATTGATGCTCTTGACATTGCAGACATGGCTTTGAGCGCTATTCCTGCTCCTGGTCCTGGAAAAGCTGCTACTTCATTAATTGGTAAGGCTGCACAAGCAGTAATTAGAAATGGTTCAACAATTAAAGCTATTGGTGGTCTAGTTATTTCTGGAGTTAAAGCTGGCCAAGCTTTAGGAATGATTCCTTCTTCTTGTCTTGGTCCTAATTGTCCACCACCAGAATCAGATGATCTTGGTACTCTCAATCAACCAAAGGATCGACCTCCTCCAAATCCTCCACCTAATGATCCTCCTCCACCAGGCCAAAAAAGTGATTCAGAAATTCTAGCATTACGTCCAGAAAAACATCTAAAGGCTAAGATTAAAGTTAATGGAGTTAAAGTTGACAATCCAGATTATATTCCTGACGTTACTTGGATTAATCAATATAGATTAGAAAATTATGGAACACCACCTCCACCACCAACTACTGCTGACGGAGCATTAGTTTCACCAAATGATGCTAAGATTGACAATTTACCTACTTCTGATGCTCAAGCACCAGTAGAAATTCCAGAAGATTTTACACTAGAAGGAGATGTAATTAAACCATTTGATTTTGATGAAGAAGATGAGGTTATACCTATTACTTTTGATGATGAAAATGAAGATGGAGAAGTGGAACAAGTAAATGTTTTAGGTGAAGTAGTTCCTGAACCAGTACCTGTACCAGTTGAACCTCCCAAAGTTATAACTAAACCTGCAGGTCAACCTTTAACTGATGATGAAATTATAGCATTACGTCCAGAAGAAAGTCGAAAAAGCAGAATTACTATTGATGGAAAGAAAGTTGACAATCCCAAGTATATTCCTGATAGTGTTTGGATTGAACAATATAAGACTAATTTAAGTAAGCTTCCAGATGAACCTCCAACTACTGGTGAACTTATAGCACAGGGTGTTGAACCAATTGAAGCTGTTGAACAAGTTCAAGCTGCAGAAGATGAAATTACTCCTTTTAATCTTGAAGAAGAAGACGAAATTGTTCCCTTTAGTTTAGATGAGGATGAAGTTGTTCCCTTTAGTTTAGAAGAAGAAGACGAAATTGTTCCCTTTAGTTTGGAAGAAGAAGACGAAATTGTTCCCTTTAGTATGGATGAAGAAGACGAAATTGTTCCCTTTAGTATGGATGAAGAAGACGAAATTGTTCCCTTTAGTATGGATGAAGAAGAAGAAGAAGCTACTCCTGTTGGTATGGTACTTGATGAAGAAGAAGCTACTCCTGTTGGTATGGTACTTGATGAAGAAGAAGAAGTTGTTCCCTTTAATTTGGAAGAAGATGAGGCTCCCCTTAGTTTCGAAGCAGAAGAAAAGGTAGACACTAGTAAATATGTATTTGAAAGACCTGGTGATGAATGCCGTGAAAGACAATTTCAAGAAGATGATTTAACTGGAGGTGCAGAAGGAGAGGACATATTTTATGACCCTATTGTAGATGGAGATTTTCTTCTCAATCCTTTTGGATCTATGAAAACTACTAAAGAATACCCTTTTATTCCTAAAACACACGCGGGAAATGATTTTATTGTAGCATGTTATGCATCAAAGAATCCTGAAGTAGCGAAAGCTATGAATGATGATCCTGATAAATTAACAAGTCACTGGATTGAAGAAGGTTCAAAGAAAGGACTTGATGGAGATTGTGGTCCTTCTACTACTACTATTGAAGAACGTCTAACAATTATTCGAGAAAAGGAGAGAAAGAAGCTAGAACTTGAAGGAAAGAAGACAAATTGTGCCGCTACAGACAGATTCTGGGTATTACGTGGTGATGATTCATATTGCGATGGAAAGAGAACTGCTGCTGGTGAAAGAAGAGGTGAAGCATATGAATGCGAAGAAAAGGGTAATTTCTGGGACAGCGATTATGGATTCAAATTTTGTAATAAATTTTTAGATGTTGATGGAAAGCCTAAATCTGGTAAGGAATTCTGTTCTTCTAAGAATCACTTTACATTAGATAATGGTTATTGTGATCAAAAAATTTAGATGGATCTTATAAAAGATTGGGAGATTTCTGCCAAGATTTAGGATTGAAATATGAGAACGAACCTTTCGTTAAAATAAATGTACTTGGAGTATGTTATGACCTCCTTATGACATTGAAGACCAGAAATTAAATACACTATGTAATGCAGAGCTTCTTGATAAGAATGGTGAACCTTTTGATTTTGAAAAATTATGTGTAGACACTGTGAGTTATTATAATAAGGAAAATAAAACTTGTGACATTACTAGATTTCCTAATGGTGAAATTAAACCTAATGAATTCAGATTAAAAAATGTAATTAGACAAGGTAATTATTTGGCTATGCCGTATGATAAGGATAGTTTACGAGAGTTTTATGACAGCAGAGCTCCGAAAAGTGCTGAGAGAAGTATAATAAAAGAAAATAGGTGGAAAATATATGAAGATAAACAAAAAGCAGATGTACTTAAGGAACGTATAGTTGAAATTGCAAAACAAATGTTAGAATTATTTAACTTAGATTGGGCCGTAGAGCATTACCGAAAAGATGTGAATAACTATGGATATAATTTTGTACGACCTTTCTTTGACCCTGAAGGTGTTAGAAGCTCTCCAAAAGACAAGGTAATTTGGGAACATGAAGAAAAGTTTAAGTGGCTTAAATGGTGGTATTGGGAAGGAAAGTACCAAGGAATACCTGGAGACAAGATTCAAAAAATTAATGAGGATGTGTCACTTATTGGTCCTAATGCTCCTGGGGGAGGATTTCCTGGCTGGTTTGAACAATATTATAATAAAAATTATGGTTATTGGAAGGCATATAATAACCCTCAGCTAGAAGCACAAAAACAAGAAGCATATGAAAAATTTATAAAAGAAATTTTTGGTAACACGATTGAAGAAACAGAAAGGAAAATGAAAGCTGAAGGCAAAGGCAAAGGTAAACCTACTTCTCTAACCTTACACTGGGCTGATTGGTGCCCTCACTGCCATGACATGATGCCTGAATGGAAAAAGCTAGGTTCTGAACATAAAGGTGTCGTAATACAGGCTGTAGAGCAAAAACGATCTGGATTTAAAGGTCCATTTCCTACCATATTATTTCGTAATGGAAATAGTATGGAAAAATATGAAGGACCAAGAACTAAAGCTGCTCTTGTAAAATTTTTGAAAAATAAACTTGCATAACAATAAAATGGATTTTGGAAAGAAATACCATGAAACGCAAGAAGCTATTGACGAGAGAAAGAAAACTCTTATTGTTAGAAGACTTATGGATGTTCAACGAAGATCTAAAATTAAACCTTCAAGCATGAATCCTGTCCTTCTAAATTCTGCTTCAGATTCTACCTTAACTGGTGGTGGTTATTGGACGGATCGGTTTAATGAACACGCATTTTTGACTAATGCTAGTCCAGAAGCAATTAAACGAGTTGGTGATGAATTAAAAGCTGCAATGAAGGATTTACCTCCAAGTTCATGGAATATGGGATTTTTAGATTCAAGAAAGCATACATTATTAGTCGATGCATTCGCAAGACTAAGAGAAATAGCTCAACAAGAACAAGCAGCAGCACAAGTTCCACCACCATCTAGAAGAAGACAATATATAGAACAAAATACTCAACAACAACAAACAGCTCCAACAACTGGAGACATACCACCATCATTTAGACCAGAATATGATGAAGCACCATGACCAGCAAGTGGTGTTGGATTTAGTTAGAATGATTAATTTCATGCTGAAGTTCAGCAATACAAATTTCTAGTTTGCGAATGTCATACTGAAAATTAAAAATAATAGTAGTAACATCCTGAAGAAGTTGGCGCTCAGCACCAAATAGTTCAGGAAGATTCCAAAGTTCCATCTTAATCGTATAATATTTACTCAGTCTTTCCTTCTTTTCATTTAATTCTTTATTTTTTTCTTTCAAATCAACCTTTAAAAATCCTAGAGGATCATCCATTTACTTTAAAAAGAGATTTCTTTTTAAATTAAATTGCCGTAATTACCTAAAAAGAAACTTTAAATCGCCCTCGTTCAATTTTAATTTCAGGTTCAGGTTCTGGTTCTGGACTAGGTTTCTTAGGAACTTTATTTGCATAATAATTTTTATAATTCAATGCTCTTTGTACAGCAAGAACACGTTCTCTATTCTCTAACTTATATTTTTTAATATATTCTTTTATGTGTTCCTTGTTTTTCAATCGCCATTCACGCATATAGTCCATTACCTTCATCTAGTTCGTTGTCAGTAATTACTTCTTCTTCGTCGTCCGAATCAGGAAGTACATGTCGATGGTACTCCTGCAAAGAGAGAATAATAGTAATGTAATCAGCATTATATTTAATTCTATTCCAGATTTCATTTTTCAGGTCTTCTTCAGCATCATACGTTAATTTCTCCAGAAAATCAGAACCGCAACGAATTTCTTTTTGATCAGGAATAGGTAAGGTTTTCATATAAGAAAGAAATAAATCGTGTATTTCTAAAGAATCCATTTTACTTATTATGACAGCTAATAGTTATGCCATAATAAATAAAGTATTATTATGTTTGACTTTTGTTAAATTTTTATTCAGAAAAGTATTTCAAAATTATTGATTGTACTTTTTTAGGAACAATTGCTTTTTCCAGCTCCAAGGTTAGCAAAAAAAATTACAAAAAATAATATAATAATACTACACCTTTTCAATATGGGATTTTGTTAGACAATGTTTGTCAAAATTTTGTTTCAAATTAGTTTTATATTCACATTTTTCGCAATGAAATTCAGTTTGCTTTTCAAGAATACCAGCAGCATATTTATGCTTCTTAGTTTGATTGTGCATATTTAATTCAATTTTATTTCTGAATTGAATTTCGCAATGTTTGCAAAATAAACTACTAAATAATTCTGTCTTTTCATGTTCTTTAGATTCCATGTGCATTTCATATGCTTCATCACTAAATGTTGAAAAGTTACAGCATTCGCAAGTCATTTTCTGCATTTCTGTTCGTTCAGATTCTTTCTGCTTTTTCCATTCTTCATCTTTCTTCTGATTTTCTTGTTCCATTTGTCTACCATATTCTTCAGCTTCTTTTAGTTGCCGAGCTTTATTAATGCAATACACACAGGTTTCTTCAGTATTAGGAATACCTTCTGGAAACCAACGCTTCAAGAAATCAAGACCCATTTCTTCTTCAATTTTCTTAAATTCAATTTCCCATTCAGCCTTAGATTTGTGATTCTTATGCTTTTCCTTTTCTAAATTTTCTTTAATCCATTCTGCATCTCTAATTTTCCATTCATCACGAGCTTGTTTAGCTCTGAGCTTTTCAAACATATTAAATTCCTTTTCTTTGTCTCCCAAATTTCCATAACGTTCAATCATAAATGCAATCTCTGGCTCTTCCCATTTAAAAACTTCAACGCAAACAGCAAAATCATGACTAAATTCAATGATTAGTTTCATCATAGAAAACCATTTTTCTTTGTCATCTCCCATCCAATCACTAAAATCTAGATGTTCAATAGGTTTTCTGAAACTTAATCCTGCATAAGGATTCTCTTCAATAACTTTTTTAAGCATAGAATTTTGTCTAGCGTTAATCAAATCAAAATATTCTTCAAACTTTTTAGCTGAAGTATGAATATATGTTTTGAGTTCTTCTTCGGTAGTATGTATAAGAACTACATTATAACCTTGCAAACTCTTAACTTTAGCTGGAAGACTCTTTCGGGGCATTTTATTATTAGTAGTATATATTTTTTTCTATCTAAACCAAAAATTTCACAACGACCTCGGCAATGCAAAAGTGTAAATTATGCTTACACCGGCCATTTGGTAAGAAACTACCTTTTTAGCAATAAGTATTCTAACCTAAAATGTAAGAGTACAAAAGTGTAGTATTTTTATTTAATTTTTTATTTTATTTTGCAGAAACCTTTTTTAAAAATAGTGAATGTACCTTAAAAAGTACAATTGAAAATTTTTAAATACTTTTATGAAAAAAATTTGTGGGAATTTATTATTTATAACACTTTATTTAATGAATTAGATTTTGAAATTAATTTGCTTTAAGTATTGTAAATGGAACGTGATTTTCCAGAGCAATATTCGAAAGGTTTGCTAAAGATTCTGAAAGCTGTTTCTATAGGTACACCTACAGTTGTTGGTTCTTCAGCTGATCCTAAAATAATGTATTCTGCAGATTATGATTTAATGGAAGACCCAATATTGCGTAGAAACTCTGCTACAACCTTCCAAAAGAAAATCAAACAAATCCAGAAAATAGGTAAGATTGTTGACACAAAAATAGGTGAAATTTCTGAATGGAATCTGTTGAAAAAACCGCACATTAAAAATGGAAATGTTAAAGAATATAATCAAGGAAACGAATTAGAACATTTGTCTGCTTTATGGTCTAAAAAAATCATTACACATGAAGAATTTATGACTGCACAAACCATGTTGAAACCTCATTTGAATTCTGTAGAATTTTTAAGAGCTAGAAAGGAATTACGATTTGGAATCTTAAGATGGGATTTAAAGGAAATTTCCAAGGGCTATAAAGAATTACGAGACAAATCTATAATTTATTTAGATGAAGCTTTTAAGACTAAAGGAATAACTAAAATCGACATAGTTACTTGGCTAAAGAATAAATACGTAGAAATTTCAAATATAATTTTGTGGACTAATTCTGCTGGAAAACCTTATGCATATATACCTTCTGTAAAGAAAGGTCTTGCTGAAAATATTCTGGAATTTGAAGCTGAAGGAAATTATGTTAAAGTAGCTAAGCGTATGCTTTCCTTAGCTAAACAATTTAAGAATCTTACAGACAGAGACAAATTAACTGAAATTTTGAACTCTCCCCTAGGGAAATTATACCTAGTTACTGCTGACATGGAAGTCTTGAAAGAATTTCCTGCTATAGTTCGTAAATGCAAGAGAAAAGAACTTGATTTACTGAAAGATGAGTTCGCAAAGCTTTTCTTCCCAGAGCTAAATAAGGCTGTTCCTGACCTAAAATTACTACCTAAAATGAAGGAAGTGTTACAGAGAGAAATGCAAAAAGCCCTAAAATTGAAGAATTTACTTCCGATTACACGAGATTACCAAATATAAATGACTATTACACAGATGAATTGATTATTCCGTAACTATTCAACTATTTTATTTGCTATAAAGTAAATAAAATGGCTGGTAAGGTAAAGTTGACATTTGACAAGACTAAGGATGCGACGCCATTAGCCACAGTAAGTGGTGGAGAATATAATAAAGATGTTCTTTATTTGCAGATTGGGGATTCGAAACCCACAGGTAAGAAAGGAGTTCAAGAGCTTGAAATTGGGAAACATCGTCTGGGTAAATTGTCACCTCGCAAACAATCCGAAGTTATGCGTGTGCTTCAGGAAGCATATAGAAAAGGAATTCCTCCAGAACATCTTAATTTGGAAGTCGATGGAGCAGAAGAAGTTTATAGGGAAATGTTAGGTGAAGTTGAACAAAAAGGTTCTTCTAAAATTAAGTTACCGCCTGGTTCAACCTTTTCATTAAATATTAATCCTGATCCTCAAAAGCGTTTCATTTATTATATTGCTGGTGCTTCAGGTTCAGGTAAATCTTATATTGCTAAACATATTGCTGAGCAATACCAAAAACAATTTAAGGGAAGACCTGTATACTTAGTTTCTAAGTTAAAAGAAGATGAAACTCTAGATGGAATGGAAGACAAACCAGGAAGATTAAGTATTGAAAAGTTAATGGCTACACCAATGAAAGATTTGGAACCTTTGCGTGAAACCCTAGTTATATTTGACGACTATGACACTTTGCAGGGAAAGGAAGCTAAGGCTGTTCAAACTTTAATTGATGACATTTGTATTATGGGTCGCCACACAGTAACTTCAATCCTAATTTTGTCACACCATCTTTCAAATTATAAATCTACTAGATTATGTCTTACTGAGGCCACACATTTCGTTGTATACCCTCAATCGACTGGAGCTCATGCACTAAATTATTTCTTGAAAACTTATGTAGGAATGGGTCCTAAAGAAGTACAGGCTATTAAGAATACTGGTTCAAGATGGTTAGCCATTCATAAAAATTTTCCTATATATTATGTTACGGAAACAGAAGCAGGATTAATAAATAGTGAATAATAATAAATGGGAGTATGTTCTTCTAGACCTGCCACTGCAACGCAACCATTAAGACAAGAAACACCAGAAGAAATCCAAAATAGAATTATTGAACAAATGCCAGTAGTTCCAGAATTATTAACTCCTGGACCATTACAATATATATTACGTAAAGTTTCTGAAGGTATTTGTAGAGAAAATTTTTTACGTTGGGGAATGAGAAATCGTCAAAATCCTTTACGATTTTTATATGATCCAGATCAAACTTTAACTCGAAAAGTAATAGATGTTTTATCTGCTACTGGAATGGTTCCAGCATTAACATTAATAAATGAAACAGAATTTAAAATTGTTAGACGCAATATTACTCCAGGAGTACACTTAATGCGTTATCCAATGACATCTATACAAATAGCTATAGACTTTGTTAGAAATCATAATTTTTTCTATTTTGCTTATCCGCTAGAAACGGGAACTGCTGGACATGCTGTTTTATTCAAAAAAATTAATCCAAGTACTATAGAATTAATTGATCCAAATGCTGAAGATGTAATGCGTATGTATGATAGTATGCCACCTAATTTAGCAGAATTTACTGGACGTATATTCACACGTGCTGGAATCTTACACACTGAAAATTCAACATGTCGATTTCAAACAGAACGAGGAACTTGTGCATTATGGACAATATTATTTGGAATATATGGAGACAAACGTCCTGAAGAAATTGATGGAATGGTTGATGCTGCTATTAGAAAAATTGGATTACCATTAAAAAGTCAAGATGTACCTTCAGTACTATCTTATGACATGTTTATTATGGAATTATTTTATGAATTTATTCAACGACCAGTTCTTGCTACAAGTGTACCAGCAGATTATAGAGAAGGTTTTGGTAGAAGAAAGAAAAAAGGTGGAAATGTACCAGAAGAATTAAATATTTTACAGCAAATAGCTAAACAATCGTATAACTTAGTAGATCCTCAGGAAGACATAAATGGTTGGGAGTTAAAGAAATGGACACCTACAATGAAATTTTATGTTAAGGGAAATGAGGTTATAATTGGTGTTCGTGGAACTAAGACTAATGCTCCAGATGGAAATTTTGATGTTTCTGCTGATTTAACTATTCCTTTCAATGGAATTCCTGAAACTACAAGGTATAAACGAGACAAGGCTGCAGTACAACAATTTCAACAGCAATTTCCTCCATCTCAATTTTCTTATTATGCAGTAGGTCATTCCTTAGGTGGAGCAATTATAGATTCTCTGATTAGAGACAGATTAATTAAGGAAGCTGTAAGTTACAATCCTGCTATTCAATATAATGACATTAATAGAGGCTTGCCTAATCGAAGAATTTATTATGGTTCAGATCCATTATATAGATTGATGGGCTGGTGGGATGTTAAATCAGAACATCGTGAACCACCAAATAGAACTTGGGCGGATTTCTTAGGTGCAGTTAGTTTACCTGCTGCAGCTGTAGCAGCTTTACCTGCACATAATTTAAGTAATTTTGAAGGAGGTAAGAAAGGTAAATTAGGCAAAAAAGTAGTCTTTACATAAAATAAATGAGTTTCAGACAAAAGTTAAAATTCGGAGAAAAGTACCAAGAAATTGCTAAAAGGTATATTCCAGAGGACGAAAAGATTCTGGAAGTTGCTAAAGGTATACAAAAGGAATATGATTTTAAGACGGACAAATATGCATATGAAGTTAAGTCAGACAGAATGGGTTACGCTTACGGATGTCAAACAATGTTTATAGAATACGAATGCAATGGAAAGGCGTCGGGTATTAATGCTACAAAATCTGATTATTACTTTTATTTCTTTCATAAACCTGACGATTCATATGTTGCTTATGAAATCCCCGTCGAAAATTTAAAGAGAGCCTGTATGGGCTGTCGTGAAATTTTAAAAGCTGGAGATGGTGGTAGAGTCAAGGCTTATGTTGTTCCTGTACTAAATGAATTTAAGATTTAAGCTTCAGGAATATTTACTTTCATATATTCATGCTGCATTCCAGAAGTATGACCCATTTTTTCTGCATCTTCATTCATTTCAGTTACATCATACTTGTGTGAAAGGTAAATGTGTCTTAGCATAGTAGTTCCAACATTCTTTCCAAAAATCTTGTTTAAGATTCTTGTAATGGAATTTACAGAAGGTAGGGGAGTTCCATCATCAAGTACAAGAAAATGAAAGGGAGATTTCATCGTTGGTTTGAGAGGATGAGCTTTAGAATAAAGAAGAATAGCATCAACTAAATCTTGAGGAACATCAAACACTTGTTCACCATGAGAATTAGCAGTCTTATACTTATTAAAAATGAATTGTTTAGTGTCCAAAACAAAATAATTAGAATCCTTTGAAGCCTCAGCTTGTTTAGGAGTTTTGACAATCTTCATAAATTGGTAATCTTGATTACGTCTAGGACTAAATTTAGTATACAGAGAAAGAACCATATACGCAAGAATAGTTTGCCATTCAGAAGGATTTAGAATCTTTTTCTTAACTAGTTCATGAACTTCGGATTCCAGACGTTTTTCATGAGCTAGAATGACTTCCCAAGAAAGCCAATTCTTTTCTTGTTTAGGAGTCTTTTGTGACGTGTCTTTTTGCTTAGAATCATTAACCTTTTCCATCATACGATTGTACCAATGTGCAAATACCTTCTTATAAGATGACTTTTGATTAACTAGAGACAGGGTTGACACAATTGTGGACAACATAGATTTTTGCGTTGATTCTGCATAATTTTCAAGACGAAGATCCACACTTGCAGTATTCTTTAACCATGCCAGATTTTTGAAAGGAAGTTCAGAGTTCAAACTATACAGCGTCCTAATATATTGGGAAGCTGTAGAATCCGCTACTTCTCTTTTGTCTCGTAACTCTTTGTGAAGATCCATCATAAAAGGAGTAATATTTTTCATTTGTTATTATACTCCGAAAATAAGTAAATACGATTAACGAACTTGTAATCCACATTTCTTGCATTTTTTCTTTCCACCACGTAATGCTTTTTCAGAATCAGATTTTTGTTTCTTACGTAACATTCTAATTGCAGAAATTCCAGATTGTGCAGCTTCAGTTCCAGGAGGTCTTTCATCTTCTTCTACTTCTTGAATAGAATCTTGTGCTTCTTTCTTTTCAATAGAAAGCCATTTTGCATGTTCTTTCCTTATTTCTCCTTTTCGACTAAGAAGATTTTTATATTGTTTTGCTATTGGTAAACTTAGAGTATCCATAGTTTCTATGTCATTTTCTACAGCATAAGCAACTAATTTATTATATTCATATTCAAGTCTTGCTGTGACTTCTTTATATTCTTTTACTAAATCAAGTAATTTCTTCTGAGTAACTTTTCCAGAACCATTTAAAGCAGATTCTAGGATTCGTTTTTGTGCTTTAGCTTTGTCTTTAGGGATTGGATCTTTGGAATGTTTTTTACCAGTTTCGATTGTAACTACCCAATATAAGTCACGTTTAGGAGCCTTTCTTAATTTATACGGCATTTATATTTGTGCTATATAATTAATACTTTGGTAATCCACACTTGTGGCACATTCTTCTTACACTACGCTTCTTTCCTTTTCCTCTAATAGTAAATCCCATTTCTCTAGCAATTTTCTTTCTAAAAGTCGCATCATCTTTTGTATATTCTTTTCTACCTTCAACTGGACCTCTTAAACTTTCTAAATAAGAAACTGCTTCCCTTTTTCCAGCCCTTCCTAATTCTTGCATAACTTCATTTACAATCTTTTCCATAGATTTTTGACCATCTGGAATAGTACTTGATGCATCAGCAAGATTTTCTGCTGATTCTAACTTCGCTTCAATCATTTTTTTTACCTCTTCCTGAGGACTTTGCTGTTGAGCCATTAATAAAGGATTTTTAAATTGTTGCATTTATATTGATGCTATATAATTTCATATTAACTTCTTACTAATAAATAAATGTCTTATGAAGGAGGAGGTGGCGCACAAGGACCTGCTGGACCAACTGGAGCAACTGGCGCAACTGGCGCAACTGGAGGAATCTCATTTTCAGGACCAAACGGAGCTGTTCTTTGGTATGATGGAACTGCAGTAACTGGAACTACTGGATTAACATGGACTCAAACTGGTGGAATGGGTGACGCACATAGATTATTTGGAGGACCTAATGGAAATTACCTTGAATTAGACGATGGAACAGGAAGTATGGCTATATTTGTTGATCAAATAGATGCTGGACATGGTCTTTTGCTTGCTGCAGGAGCTACTCGAATTACATTACAAGATGATGTAACTGGTGCTACTGGTATTACTGGAACTCTTCAACTTCAAATTTCTGGAAATAATGGAGCTAGTGGAGATGTATTAACATCTGATGGAACCTATGCAATTTGGCAAGCACCAGCAGCACCAGTTTATACTGCTTCTGCTTATGGTCAAACTGGAGCAACAGGAAGTCTTTTAAATAATGGTACACTTGGAACTGAATTAATGTCTACAACAATCTCAACAGGAGTTACTGGTAATATTTTAGGACAAGTTGCAATTCAAATTCAAAATTGTTGGTGATGGATTAGATGTATATGGAAGACTTACTCCAAAATAAGGATTATATGGAGACCATTGAACTTGTGTTGCTGGTCCTGTAACTCCAACTTGTTTAAAATTTCTCCATCCATCTTGAGTTCCTCCAGTTAATGGTTGTGCAAATGTTACTCCGACCCATGATGAAGGAGAACCAACTCCAGTTGGTCCAGTATAACCAATAGTTAAACTTTCTTGTCCTGAAAGAACTGGAACAATTTGAAGTCTATTATATAACCCAGTTTCTCCACCACCTCCTGCAGCTCCCGTTGGTCCAGCAGGTCCTGTTGGTCCTTGTATTCCTTGTGGCCCTCTTTCATAAGACATTTGATTATTACCTAGATTTTAAAATGTATTCTTTACACTGGTGGTGGTGGTGCACTTCCAGGATCTGTGATTAACCATGAAGCATACATATTACTAATTGGTGCTGCACTTGCAACTGAAATTCTTAATTTTCCATCTCCATTAGCATTTGGAGTTGTATTTATAATCCAAGAAACAGATGATGCAAAAATGTCTACGGAATCAACCATAGTTACCATAACATTAGAATTGTCATATAATGTTTGAGAAAGTGTAAAATCTCTATAATAAGATGATGTAGCTACATCTTGAGTCCATCCAGCTACATTTAAATTTAGTTTTCCTTGTTGAAGTGTAGTTACTGGTGCTTGCCAAGTTGCATAGGTTCCATCAGATGTTAATACATCTCCACTAGCTCCATTATTTCCAGAAATTTGTAGTTGAAGAGTTCCGGTAATACCAGTAGCACCAGTTACATCATCTTGTAATGT